GGGTAGTAAAAATAATGCAACTCCACAGAGTAATTGGCATCTGGCGTAGGTCCTAGAATAAAGGTGTTGTCGTCAAAGACAGCGTAATACTGAGGCTCTGCATAGAACGCAGCGTCTGTATCTGGGAAAGACTCACGGATAAAATTGACATCTTTGTTCAATAGATACTTATACTCATTCCCCGCATTAATCACCGCAAGACTAAAAGTCGCCAACCAATCAGGAGGGGTCGCCAAGTACTTATTACCGCTTGTCATATTCCCTGTCATATTTTTACGAAAAGCAGGTAGCTGTACGGTATTAAAGACACTTTGCTCTGCCAACTGCACAAAACGGGCAATCTGGTCAGCGGACGTAAACGACCCAACTGTCGCTGGAAAGTCGTTCTCTGCGAACCCTTTAATAGCAGATGTTAACTGCGTGTAATTCATCCCATCTTCCCGCTCGACATACGACCTTTCGTAGCCGCACCAGCACCACGCATCTCAATCTTGCCGTACTGATCAACACCTGGACCCACGCCTTTACTAATTCCATCGACTGAAATGTTCATTTTTGCCATTTCTTCTGCGCCCGTAGTGTCTTTAATCTTTAACGGTTTGCCATCCATCGTATGGGGAGGAGCATAGACTTTAGCGTCTCCGACCTCTTTACCCATTATTTTTTTAGAGAACTTAGCCATTATCGACCCCTTCCCGCTTTACGCATCATTCCTTGATTTTTAACCTTGGCTAAATTGCGACCCATCTTCTTCATATCCATGGTTGTAACACCGCCAGCCTTCATGTTGTGCATCCGCTTCTCGTGACCTTTGACGGTTTTTTTAGCAACCTTCTCCATCATTGGTTTGTCTTTCTTAATGTCTTCGTGTTTCATAATTACTCCTAAGTTGTTGTTACGGTTACGCTGCCTACCTGACCTTCTGGTGCTAAATTGTTCGGGGTTAAACCATCATTTTGGGACCCCCCAACAGGGTTCCAACCCCATTGAAATATTCTACTACCACCTTCTGGAAATCCAACCCCATTGATAGTGGTATCGTTGGTTCCATTAAGCTGCAATCCACTACTTCCAGACACTAAAAAACTCGTATCAGGGCGGGGTTCCCGTACAGCCTGTGGATCGTCCACTGGATACATCCCCAACGACAACTGCGGCTGGTCTGGGTCCCAACAACTAGGGCAGACTTTAATATTCTTTACTTGCTGCTTAACGACTAACTTCCGTAGCTCCTTTAACTTATACCTTTGACCACATCGGTCACATTCGGCAATCGCATATTTGCCACTACTAAATTTATTAGGCATAGAAGGTCGTCCTAGGAACGAACCTAGAAGCAGCTTTTTCTCTGTCCTCCGTAGAAGCCATGAGCCACTGCTCCTCGTATTCTTGTTTCAAAAAGGCAACTCTAGCCTGTCCGTCAGGCAATTTCTGAGCCATATAAAAGGCAAGTCCAGCCACCATGCAAGGCAGAAGTCTAAATGGGATATCAGGCTCTACCGTGCCGTTTGTGCCAGCGTCTTGGACTCTACGCAGTCTCCAATAGACAAAGGTATACGGACCACCCCCTGCGTCAGGCGTGGGCCAGACATTCACAGCAGGAAGATTCTGAACCGTAATAGCTGCACCAGAAGTGTGCGCTGCGGCAGTTGTGCCGTTTTGACCACGGTTTACATTAATTAAGTCATTACCCGTCACATTGGAGTAACTCATGACTTCAGAGTCAATCTTAATAAATCCTGTAGTCGATAAATAACTAGAATTAGAGACTGGGATTGTCGTAGCGGCAGATGTAACCGTGCTGGCTAGGGTTGCTGTGGACGTATTAGACTGACCAGACTGGCGATTAAACCACATCTGAATTGGACGTCCAGTCGTTAATTTATTAGGGATTGTTGACCAAGTAGACTCTGAAATACGACTAATATTAATGTCAACTTGTGTGCTTGCCGTGCCGTTATTTTGGCGGATTACGGCATCTAAGATGTCAATGGTGTCTACAGGCATTGGGTATAGACCTTGTCCTGTCGTTAACAGGATCTGACCCTGCTCGATTGTCCACAGGTTAATACCACGGTTAGCCCATTCAATTGTTAAAAGATTCAAAGATCTGCGAGCAGTCCGCATATCGTAACCTGTGCGAAGCTCAGCACCGCAACGCTCAAATGCCTCTTCTATGAGGTTATTGAGGTCTAGATTAAAAGCTACGGTTCCAGAAGTACTCATATTTTCCTATACGGTTTTACTTTTGCTTTTACCTTTTGCGGCTGCGGCACGAATTGCTGCCCCCGTGCTTTTCCTGCTCGTTTTGCCCGTGTTGTTGCTGCGTACTCCTGCGGACTCAACGCCTCGATTGCCTTCTTGGGAAGGTATCTCTCGCCCGTCTCGGACGACTTCTTCCCTGACTTGGTTGTCCACTTTTGGTCGCCCCAAGCCTTTAAAGATTGCTGTGATTTTGCTAAACCACCCCCAGCCATTTTTTTCTTCTTTGACGCACAATGAGCCTTCTCCGAGAACCCCTTTGGGCTGTCGCAGTTGATCGACTTTTTGCGCTTGTCTGACCATTTCACTTGTAGCCCCCACCTTTTTCTTTGTAGCGTTTAGCTAGGAGCTGCGCTTTTCTTGCTGACCATTCCCCCGCTGCCGTACCATGAGTAGCCGATGCTTTAATACTATTAAATAAAGCCTTACGCATACCAGGTTTCGTATAGTTACCAGCTTTATTAACCGTACCACCCTTTTTATATTCGACAAAGTCAGTATCATCCCTACGAGCTTTCTTTTTAGCTTTTGGCATTTTAGAAGGGTTTATGGCACCCATGCCACGACTTGGTCTCATGCTCTAGTCCTTCCTCTGATTGCTATACCGTCTGCCCTTGCTGAAGCCATGCCACCAGCTTTCATTTTTTTAGCTGAAAACATTTTTTCAACCATTCCTATCCGTTGGGGTTTTGTTGTTACTTTACTAACAATCTTTTCCCGTTCCGACTTAGTTTTACCTTTGTCATAAAACCCTGCATTTTTTAATGCTTTAACAACTTTGCCACCAGACTTATAGTTTGGTTTTTTAAGTCTGCTACCCATCATACCTTTTTCAAGATCACTAGCAGCACCCGCCATATTTAACATTTGTTTCATATCGTTAATAGCTGCTTGGCGAATTAAAGGACTAGACTTAGCTCGTTTATCTTCAAACTCTTTGTTCTCGGCAGCTTTACCTTTAGGATCTTTTTCTGATGGATTATGTTTCTCGTGTATCTCCTTATATCCTTTAGCTGCAGGCTTCTTCCTTTGCAATTGTTCAGGATCAGACCCAAACCCTAAATCTATTTGGGCTGAAGGACTAATAGGATTTACACGTTTATCCATTACGCTCTAGTCTTTCCACGAATAGCACAACCATCGGCACGTTTAGAAGCTGAAGAAATAGCACCACCTTTAGCTTTTTTGACTGGTTCTGGTGGTTTTGCTTCTTTTGCCTTATTTCTTCGCTCTTTAGATTCCTCACGAGTTTCACCACCTAACCCCTCATTAATAACTTCAACGGGATTGGCTAGATTTTTAGTATCTAGATAATCGCTGGCTTTATCGCTTAAACCTTTGAGCATTTGTTTCATATTAGCAAGCCTTTCCACCTTTAGCCATCTTGATCATTGTGCCTTTGGTCTTGCCTTTGATCTCAATGCCACCGCCTTTAGCCATCTTGGTCATACCACCGCCCATCATTTTCTTTTTAGCCATACCACCCTTAGCCATTTTGCCTTTGCCATCCGCTGCAAATGCTGGAACTTTTTTACCATCTTTCATAACCATTGGCATACCGCCATCGTTCATCTTCATGGACTTCTTTTTAGCCATAATAGCCATCATTCCTGGATTCATTTTTTTCATAGTTCCACCTTCTTTAAAAGTTTTGCCTTTGTCGGCAGTTAAAAATTCCTTCCCTACAGCAGAAGGCACTCCTGCTTTTTTGGCAAACTTCGGATTGTTAGCCACAGCCGCCATAAAATTGTGTTGCTTTTTACTTACGCTAGGCATTTACTTTGCCTTGAATAAGGAGGTCAATTTTGCTTTCAAGTTTGTTAAAGCGTTGGTCAATGTGCTGCATAATGCGGTCAATTTCTGCTTGAGTAACGTTATCACGAGCTACCTCCTCACGAGTCTTGTTTAATAAAATGCTTATCCGCTGAAGTTCAGCGGCTTTTTCCTTAGCCCAAAATCCTACAATTCCCATAATAAGAGCTAATCCTGCGTTCCAGAACCATAGGTAAATGCTGTCACTCATACCATCTTCCCTTTGGTCTTACCCCGTATCTCACATCCACCACCACGCACGGCTCCGCCTTCTTTGCAGTTCCAAGCCCGTAAAGACTTATTAATCCGTGAGTTTGGGTCGTTGGCTGTTTTAGCGGAAGTCAGTTTCTTTTTCATGCCCTTCATGCGGGCGCAGAATGAATCTCGGCGAGAACCGCCTTCTGGTTGTGGACGCTTGAGTCCAGGCTTACCAGGATTAGCAGCATTGTAGGAAGCCCTGCCCTTGGCATTTAAACCACCAGCAGGGTTCTTACCCTCTTTGCGAGTCCACGCAGGAGTCTTAGCCATAATAAATCTGCGCTGAATCCATACTACTCATATACGCATAAATTCCATTAACTGCTAACACGCCTTCACCAGGAATAATTGGTGAGTT